GAGTCAGGGAGAATGGCCGATGGACCACTCTCCCCGTCTGCCTCAGCTAATTTAGCCGAGCAAGTTCATCGTGTGCCGAGGCGCAATCGTCTTGACGCCCCAGGCAATCGCGACTTCGTATTTCACCCGACGATAGAGCCGATAGAGCGACACCTCGAAGATCAGGCCGGAGACTGGATCGGTAATGTTCATCCGATCATCGGCGATGTCCCCACCCTCAGGAGAGGCGGGCATTCTGGTTGCCAGCTGGATCGCCGACTTCGAGAACGCCATATTGCGCGCGCTGGTATTCAGAATCGTAATGGCCGTTGCCGATGCAGCAATCGCCACACGAAGTCCCGGCTCGGCAATGACAATGGTGCCAGGCGCCGCGACGCCGGTCGTCACCATGTAGATGTTCGTATCACCGGCAATGGTGATCGCATCGCCCGCCAGAATCGTACCTGAGCCAGTAATAACCGGGATGGAGGTCGTCCCGACGGCGAAGCCAGCCGCCGATGTGGTATACGCCGAGCCGGTCCCCTTCGTGAAGGTTCTGACTTGCCCGCTGGCATGCATATCAAAGCCCTCCAACTGCCCGATGATGCCGCGTCGCAACAGATCCTCAGTACCCGATTCATTGACCTTAAAGAGCGCCGACTGCTTACCGCCCAGATTGGCCTTGGCCGATGTGCCTAAGACCATATGCAGATCCGTCTGCGGCGCGCCGTTGTCCTCCAGGATCTTTCGTGACTGCGCGATGTCGGACAGGTCGCCTGCCGTCCCGAACGGCGTCGTACCTGCCGTGCCGAAGGCTCTGGATGAGGCGATGTGCAGCGCGGCAAGATCGAGTTCGATTTCATTGCACGCGGCGCGCAAGGCCTGCGCAAACTGCTGCGTGACGACGTTGTCCCGCAAGCCGGACTCACTGACCGCTAAGCCCTCTTCTCCAGACCAGCGCACCGGCCAGTAGCGCGACTTCGAAATCGTCATCGTGACGTTCCCGAACGCGGCATCACCATCATCGGGAGGTAACTGCCCCGGCGTAATATCCGCACCAACAATGGGTGGCGCAACCGGCACGTTGACGGTTTGATTGAGGGCGACACGCTCAACTGTCGAGTTGCGCGACACCGCCGGAATAAAGCCCACCAGTTCGCGTGAGACGATATCCAGTGCGGCGTAGAGAGTCGGAATGAGATTGGTAATTGTATTGGCCATGACAGCAGCTCCTTTCGAGCGTTAGAGTGAAAAGTCTACACTTCCCACTTCAACCCCGTTGAAGCTGCCTGGCCCCCGGACAGGACTCGCACAGAGCGCCCGCTACATTCCCCGAATGTAGCATAAATGCACGCCTAGCCCCGCTAGGCGCTATATATCAGTCTACAACAACACCCTTCTCCGTAGTCACGAACGTCTGCTGCTTGAATGGATCGAGCTTTTCAAAGTCCGCACGCTTAATCGTTTTGACGTTACCGTTGGCGCCAGCCTTACTGTCATTCTTATTGCCCGCACCGCCACCACTCGATGGCTTGACTAAGTACGGATGCTCTTTGGAATAGGACTGCACAAACTCTGCAAGACCCTGCGGCTCTCCATCCTTTGATCCGTAGACGACAGAGCCATCCGGCTTGATGCGAATAACCTTACCATCCTTATGGACGAATTCTCGCAAAACCGTATCCTTCAGGATGTTGGCGACACCGGGCTGGAAGCCTAATTCGGGATTATCCAAGACCTTGCGCATCTCGGCTTCAACGATATAGGTGTCCTTCTCCTTGACGGAGGCCGTTTTCTCATCATTGAGCTTCTTGATGATCTGATCCTTGGCGGCAAGCTGCTCGTCACGATCCTTGATAATGCCCGCCGTCCTGAGCTTGATGATTTCATCGACGTTGCCGTCCTTCATTAGCTTTTTTTCTTCATCACTCTGGAACTTCTCCATGAGGGCCTTGTACTTGGCCGGATCAATGTCTTTGAAGGATGCGAGCGCCTTCTCCTGGGCTTCCAGTTTTTCTTTAAGACTAACATTCGTTGTGCGAAACTCATCCAGCTTGGCCTTATCAGTCGCCCCCTCGACTTCAAGCTGGAACTTGCCGTCGTCACGTTTCTTGTAGAGCTTCTTTACATCATCCGGCAAGGCATCAAAGGCGGCACCCTCGACGGTAAATTGTAAGGCCATAATTCAGCACTCCTCCGCGTGAATGGATTGCGTACATGGATTTTATAAATTTATAGATAGATCCAGTCGCGATTGTCAAGTTTTATGATATGAGCTCCATTAGGATTATGATCTCGGAATCGCCCTACACCAAAAATAGGTGCCGACATACGCCTTTGGCAAGGCGGCAAGAAACGCATCCGGGTGCTGCTGAGCATTCAGTTTCAGTGGCGGCTCACCAGGGCCTTGCTCCACGCGGACGACGTCCCTTAAGACATTGCGCAACGGAACCGAATCCGCTGGTGCAGCGACGAGGATACCGTTCTTTAGGGCAATCGTTCCAATAATCTCAGGTCCTTTTTCTTTGAGTTGATAGAATTGTACAATCATTGGATGGTCGTCCTTTCAAGGAGTGCCCGATTATGAGCCTCTGCCATCGCCTGAGCATGGTGAACGGCATCACGCAACTCCTTACCTAGTGTTTCAACCTGCTCCAGAACGCGAGGATTATTCATGCGCGGATCCTGATCAAGGCAAAGTTGCTTGAGCCGGTCCATCACGGCAGTCAGGATCTCTTTCGTATCACCGTGGTGCCTCTTGAAGCAAGCTGTACATACATACCATGTAGACGGTTTTACCCGTCGCAGCGTCCCTCCTGCATCACAGATCACGCAGAGATAAATATTACTCATCGTTAGGCATCTTATTTTTAAGAGTTATCGATCTTCTGTTCGACATATCGCCACCGACTATTCGGTTTCATAAAATAGTGATAGCGGGCCTCCGCCAAATCAATAGCTGCTTGTCTAATGCCATGTTCAGCCATAGCTATTTTAATCCGAGGCCAATTATCTTTCCAGGGCTGCTTGATCGCATCAGGAATGATCGCATCTATAGTACTATCAATTCCATCCGCAATATCAATTGTCAGATGTCTGGCAATATTCGGCAAGATCAGACCATGATCGATGAGGACGAGTTTCCCTTCCCTCGTCACCAGCCAGTTTCCACTATGCCGGTCTGTATTGCCCATTATAGCATCAAACAGACTCGCCCGTTGAATATCGACCTGACTCTTACCATACTTATCGGCGATATTCTCAAATGTATTGGCGCTCTTGGCATTCGTCTCCCAGGCCTGCAATGAGCCGATGCTTCCGTCGATATCGCGCAAAACCGTCGGTGGCACCAGATCCGTCATGCCAATGATTTTCGATATTTCATAGGCCGCAACTTCCCGCTTATAGTAGGTTCCAGCAGTAATCCCCTGACGCAGGTTCGGCGATTCCTCAATGGAAGGCTTCCAGACCGCCTGGCTTCCATCCTCGAATTTGACGATATAGGAACCGTTCGTCGCACTATGCTCATTCTGCTCGACCGTATGAATATTCTTAGTTCCAATCGCCTCATCCCATTGTGTACTCGGTGCGCTCGTCAATTCAGGTGAGATTGGATCATTTAGAGATGGCGCAACGGCGTGCTCTTCGATCGCGGCACGGGCTCGAATCTGTTCTAGCGTCAAGGGTCGATTCTGTTGATCGACCAGATCTTGTACATCAATCGTCCCGTCTTGCCAGAGGGCCAACCGCTGCGGCCCAAGAATATCTCGCTGTACGTCCTCCGATTGCGCCTTGAGCCAGCTGTCATAGGTCTGATCTGCCGGCACGGGGCCACCCATCGATTCGCGTTTTCCCTTGGGGAGATCCTTCTCAATCGTATCGAGTTTCTCGCCGAGTGCCGGGTCAGCGCCCGCATCCTTCTGCAACTGCGCCCACGTCTTGAGCCTAGGGACTAGTGTACAGCGACAGTTGAAATGCTGCGGCGGCGGACCGGGAAATTGTTGCGTCGTCTCATCCAGCGCCTCACCATCGAAAGACCAGGCTTCCCCATCCAGGGCCGCACAGATCGGGCAATTATGGACAATAATACCGCCTGCGACATAGGTAGGATCGCCTTCGATTGAGAGCGTCACAACGACAAGAGGCCCGTCTTGTGCTGTCCCTGAGATGCGCCCGCTCGTAACGCCCGCCATCTGACCCACTGCAATCTCGTCTTCTCCGCAATAACTGCCCGCTGTTCGGGTGTCAATGATGCCGACCATTTCTTCCTGGCCGCACGTCTCACAGCGGATGAAACGACGGGAGATGGGCGCTGCTTCATCTTCTTGAGATAGACAGGATCTTGCCATTTTGCTTTCATGGACGCTGATACCCTCATTGTTCTTGTACGCACCCAGTCTGGATTGTTCGCTCTCAATATGGCTTGTGCGGCATCGCGCTGTTTGTTGATTGTGGCCCTGTATGCCTTGCCCTTCCAAAGCGCTTTGGTATTCAAACTTCGTAGTATGCGAGTTTCCACTGACTGTGGTCGCCGATTCGCTTCCGTTAGATTCGCCAACCATTGTGAATTGAACCTCTTTTTCAATATGGCCTGGCCTTCCGGAGTCGCATAGAGTTTTCGTCTCGTCTCGGCTCCCTTCGGTCCGCACTTCTTGGAGGCTGCTCGCATCTTGGCTCGAAAGACCAGATCCACCTGAAACCGTTGCGAATACTTCTTCCCTTGGCGCGTCCGCGATGCTTTCGATCGCCCGACTATGCCTTCTCCTCCAGCCGTCATATTGTATCCGTGCGGGCATACCGTCTTCATTTGCGCGATGAAGGTCTGCTCCAAGACAAAGGCCTCGGCATAAGACTGCGTCGTCGCCAAGATTGTGAGTACTGGTGCCCCATGTTTTCTCCACGCATTGCCGACTGCGGCCTTGCGTATCTCGTGTTGAAGAATTCTGCGTATTGGTCGATACGACACGCCGACATAGCACTTCCCGTTCTGAAAGGTCAGGCAATAGACAAAGATCGCCGATCTCTTGCCACCCTGTCGGTGTAAGGACTTCATGGTCATGCGTGACGCTTCCAATGGCGCGTCCATTATACTGGATGGCGACGCTCGATAATACCGTTCTTTTTCCGGCATAACTGACACGACAGGGCACACCAGTCACCCCTCCCAGCACCATGTCACCCACGACAATCTCGCCAGCGGGCTTCTGTGTACCATCGGCCATGAGAATAAGCGTCTCAACGCTCCAGCAGGTTCGGTCGTCCAGCGTGGAGAGCCATTGCTGGCCGTCAAGGACGTCTGTATTCGCCTGAAAGGTTTCATGACGGGCGGCATTGGCCACCGAGAGCAGGCTGGTACGAATCAACGTCTCGGCGCGGCGCCCGACGCGAGCCATAATCCCGTCTTGATAGTTCTGCGCGCGAGTGCCTTGCACGCGCTGCTTCATCTGTCCGAGCGTCTCACCGGCAAATGCCCCCTGTCGAATAACATCACGAAATTCAGTCTTGAGTGTCTCAGTTTGTTGTGCCCACCAATAGGTTGCAGGTCGTCCATCGACCAGATCGTCACGAATCAGCGCCTTAAGACTATTCAGCGGCACACCGACAGAGAGCAGCGGCACACCGATCACGGCATTGATGATCGTCCGCGCCTGCTGTCCTTGTAGTCGAGACACCTCCACCAGCGTCTGATTATGACTGGTACTGATTTGCGTATACTGCTGCTGAATGATCTGATCCGTTAGACGATAGAGCGCGCCTAGACGCTGCTGGGTGAAGCTGCCGAACCCTGGCTCGGGGATCTGCTGATTCATCTTGACCAGTAAACGCGATTGGAGCTGACCAAGCATACGAAAGGTGCGCGCTTGCTCACTCACCGACAAGCGCAAGACATTGACCTGCTGCCCGATAAACCGATCAGCGAGAACCTGTGCCAGTGGCGGCATATGAACACGGCTCCCTAGAGAATGGGTGACGTCCCAGGGCGTAGAAATCGTCGTGTCAAGGCCTCGTCAACCTGCCGTAAAATGGGCGGGCAGTCCTTATAGCGACTTCGCATCTCTGCAAGCTCCTCTAGGGTCAGCGGCGCATCAGGATCATGCGGCCTGCGCTCTTTAAGATGATCGACTCTCATGGTTGGCTCCCTTTGGGCGTCCCATCCTCGTTTAGATCCTGTATGGGCAGGCCGGTTGCAGGATCGATATTCTGCGGAATCGTCACCGGCTTTTCAATTTCAATCTCAGCCTGCTCGTTCTCGGCATCAATGCCAGGTCGTGTTAAGCCACCGCGCTTCATATTGAAGTACAGCGTACTATAGCTCAGGGCGCCACTCTGCCAACTGGAAACCAGTTTGGCGAGTTCATCAAACGTCATGGTGGTATCCACCAATTCGGTATTGAGCTTGATCACGGCTTTGTCAGCCGACTCACCCGCACCCAGCCAGGCTGCGGACCAACGGATCAGCTTGGTAAATCCGCCACTGACGGTCATCGCGACTGATTGGAGCACGCTAAATTCCCCAGATAGCCGCGTGCGCAACGTCTCTGCCGCTTCGACGGTCTGCTTTTGCGGTTCAAGAATTCGCGCACCTAAGACCGCCATGTCCTCTTTTTTATCCTTGATCGCGGTTTCAAGCGCCCCTAACCCTTGTCCGGTAAACTCCAGCATCCCGGCATGGGCTTGAGGATCATTGGATACCCAGGCGACTGACGACCCGATGGCCAGCTTCAAGTCAGCAGGAAAGCCCGCAATCCAGGGCGTCGGTAATCCACAGAAATGTCGTCCATGCTCTAAGTCGGCACTCGACCGAAAGTGCGAGAGATTGGCATCAACGAGATCCAGGATAGGTGATTTCTCAACAGCAGGGGTAATGGTTGAAGGACCGAACATACAGAAGGGAATATAGGACAGCGGGGTCTGTCGAAAGACCGGCATAATCGGCTCACCATACCGCTGCCATTCTCGCGTCATCTTCGTGGCGTTCTCGACTTGTCGCCAGAGCTGCTGATAATAGATATACTCTCCTGTAGATTGTCGCTCTAGATATAATTCACGATACTGCTCGACTGTTTCGAGGACATAGGGATCATCGTCCTGTTCTTCCGTAACGTACTCACAGAGGGCGACAAAGATCAGTCGGGGCATACCGTCGATTATCTAAGTCTGCCAATTGATGATCTGTTCCGC